AATATTATACGGATGGCCGCTTTTGGAATTTCAAAATTTAAATTACAATAAGACTTATTACGGAAATGCCATTTGGTGTACACCTATATATTGCACACCGATACACCGATTGCAAGCACTAAATGCTCTCGATAGTCAATCGGTGTACATTGACTAAATGGCTCCCCCACGTCGCTTTAAAATTTTTGCTAAAAATTTTTTCCTCACTTATCCAAAGTGCTCTCTCACAAAAGAGGAAGCACTATCCCAAATACAAGCCTTACAAACCCCAGTAAACAAATTATTCATCAAAATTTGCAGAGAATTACACGAAAATGGGGAACCTCATCTGCACATGCTTATCCAGTTCGAAGGAAAGTACCAGTGCACGAATCAGAGATTCTTCGACCTTGTATCCCCAACAAGGCCAGCACATTTCCATCCGAACATTCAGGGAGCTAAATCCAGCTCCGACGTCAAGTCCTACATCGACAAGGACGGAGACACCCTCGAATGGGGCGAGTTTCAGATCGATGGAAGATCTGCAAGAGGGGGACAACAATCCGCCAATGACGCTTACGCCACAGCTCTTAACGCAGGCAGTAAGTCAGAGGCTCTTAGAGTCATTAAGGAATTAGTCCCAAAAGATTATGTTTTACAATTTCATAATTTAAATAGTAATTTAGATAGGATTTTTAAGGAGCCTCCGGCTCCTTATGTTTCTCCATTTCTTTCTTCTTCTTTTAATCAAGTTCCCGAAGAACTTGAAGTTTGGGTGTCGGAGAACATCAGGGATGCCGCTGCGCGGCCGTGGAGACCGATTAGTATTGTAATTGAGGGTGATAGTAGGACGGGGAAGACGATGTGGGCCAGATCATTAGGACCCCACAACTATTTATGTGGTCATCTTGACCTGAGTCCTAAAGTCTACAGCAATGATGCATGGTTCAACATCATTGATGACGTGGACCCGCATTATTTAAAACATTTTAAAGAATTCATGGGGGCCCAAAGGGACTGGCAGAGCAACACAAAGTACGGGAAGCCAATTCAAATAAAAGGCGGAATTCCCACTATATTCCTCTGCAATCCAGGACCAACATCCTCTTATAAAGAATATCTAGACGAGGAGAAAAATGCACCACTAAAAGCCTGGGCACTGAAGAATGCGACCTTCGTCACCCTCCACGAGCCATTGTTCTCAAGTACCAATCAAGGTCCACCACCGCATAGCCAAGAGGAAAGCAGTGAGGCGTAGAAGAATTGACCTAGACTGCGGTTGCTCCTATTATCTACACATCAACTGCACAAACCATGGATTTACGCACAGGGGAACTCATCACTGCAGCTCAAGCACAGAGTGGCGTGTTTATCTGGGAGATACAAAATCCCCTATATTTCAAGATAATCGACCACAGCATCAGACCATTCAACATGAACCACGACATCATATCAATCCAGATACGGTTCAACCACAACATCAGGAAGGAACTGGGGATTCACAAATGTTTTCTCAACTTCAAGATCTGGACGAGCTTACGCCCTCAGACTGGTCGTTTCTTAAGAGTATTTAGGACTCAAGTTCTCATGTATTTAGATAGATTAGGAATTATTTCAATTAACAATGTAATAAGAGCAGTTGATTATGTATTGTACGATGTACTTGTAAATACACTCCAAGTTGAGGAGAATTATGAAATAAAATTCAATATTTATTAATTGCTGACCGAATCATAAAAATAGATCCGTATCTTAAGAGTAGCATACACTGGGTTAGAAGCATGAGTACATGCCATATACAACAACAAAGCGTTCTCAGTATGGTTCTCATACTTAGCCTGCTCCTGATGATTATACGTTACATGACTATTAATCCTAAAAAATCTCTTAACTAAAGTCTGCTCTCTCATCCCTGAGGGTCCACCAACAACAGTTGCATGAAATTTCCGCATAACTTGATATCTGTCTCTCAAATCATTCTTCACTGTAGCTGTACTGGGCTCATTATCAAACATGTTGAACACCTGTCCAAAATCCATTGGAGAAGGCCCATAGGGCCTTCTATCACGAACAAGGAAAAACATAACCTGATTAGTATGATTCTGCTTCTTGATATTTTCATCCATCCAGATCTTCCCTAAAATGTAAATGGACTTAACACAAAACCTCTTGCCAACTCTATGGGTAATACCCGAACCACGCGTAACATCACTAACACAACGAACAATACCGGTATGCTTAACATCATCCCTCTGCTCAAACGACTGGACCTTACATGGGCCTTCACAACCACGAGGAACATCAGGGCTTCTGTACATTCTGTACATCCTGGGCTTTCGATACATGGGCCTGTAAGTCCATGATCGACGTCTGTTTGTGCCTGGGACAATGGGGGCAGCAGCACGGCTGGTATATGGGCTGTCGAAGTTCAGCCTTCGACGCACCTTCGAGACGGGCGTGGAAATGATTATATCTCCGGGTCGCTTCGACATAGTCACGGGCTCTAATCACAGAAATTAAATCTCGAATTAAATCGTGGCCCAATGTATTGGGCTCATAAGTTTGCTCAACGGCCTGCAGATATTTTATGGCAAGCATACAACGAAACCCATGCACAGAGTCCGGAAATTCATTTAACAATGGATCCCACATGTTGCACTTTAAACAACTTACGGCCCAAGTATATAAAGACAAAAACAAATAACTAAGCTTTCAAGCGCTATTCTGATTGGCTGACATAGACTAGTGCGTGGGGACCACATTCCTTTTTCGGGGGCGCGGCCATCCGGT